AGTATATTGGTCAAGAAATTATTTGGTTAAGCGATAAGACTTTTGATGAGGTCATAGAATCTTACAAAATGAAAAGCGGAGCTAACTACCTGCCTAATCAAATGACAAGATATTGTACTGTTGATATGAAAGTGAAACCCATTGCTCAATGGTGTTATGAGAACACAGATTTACCAGTTGAAATGAGAATCGGATTCCGAGCAAATGAAATGAGCAGAGCCAAGACAATGATTGAGCGAGCAGTTGACGGAGTTGAAAACTTCAAGTTTAAGGTAGGAGAAAAGAACGGTCGTAACAAATGGAAAGAACTTCCGTACAGAATGACACGCTTTCCACTAATTGAAGACGGAATATTCAAAGACACTATTGAGAACTACTGGCAAGATAAACCAGTGAGATTTGCTTACAAAAACAATTGTGTTGGGTGCTTTCATCGCTCCGAGATATTCTTAAAGCATATGAGCCAAAGAGACGAGAAGCAGTTCGATTGGTTTGTGCGTATGGAACAAAAAAACGGATGCACATTTAAAAGCGGAATTACATACGAAAAGATTAAAAACCATAAATTACAATTAGATTTGTTTGACGATGACTTCAACGATTGTGACTCTGGTTATTGTGGACTATAAATAAACGAAATATGGACTTATCATTAAAAATACTTTGGGCAAAGAACACTATTTGGGTAGTTCGAGAAAGAATTAAAAACGTAAGAGAAAAACTTGAGATTGACAAACCTGATGCCAAAGACTACATTAACGGAAGTAAGGAATCAGAAGAGCAGTTGCTCAAGACTGAATTGGTAATCATTGAAATGGAAAACGAAATCAAAGGACTAAACCGAGAACTTAACCAACTTGCAAGATGTAACGCTCAACTTAGAGTAGCCTACCAAGAACTAAAAGACGAACTAAAATTTAAAGATATAGACCTATGAATCAATTAGACACAATTTGCTTTATTATTCTATTTATAACAATAGTTTATGTAATAGTCAAAGATTAACTATACGCCTAAGCATATAAAAAGACGAATATAAACGAAACTATACGCAAAAACATATAATTATGAGAAAGACAACAACACAATGGTTTTTAAAAGAGTTTAAAAAACAAATAGCATTTGAACCAAATTCAGAGCTTGATATTTGGATTAAAGATTTAGAAAAGCAAGCAATCAAAAGAGATAAAAGGCAAATCAAAAACATATTCAAAGACGGATGCATACATAGAGAACGATACCAAAGTATGAACATATCAATAGAAGCAGAAGATTATTTTCTCGAAAAATATACTAACGAAATACCAAATTATTTTAAAAAATTTACTTTTAAAAGACGATGAATGACAAAATCCAATGCTTCACCTGTTTCAAGTTCAGAAAAACAAAACACTTTGATGATAACCACCGAGAATATCAAAGACCATCGCAAAAAGGAAAGCTATTTAGTTGCCGCAGATGCACACGAGCAAGAGTGTTGTTTGAACTACGAGCAGTCCGATATGACTTTACAGAACGAAAATTTGTAGTACATCAATTTAAAAATAAAAATCAAGCACTTAAATTCTTAAAAAATGACTAAAGAACAAAAATTAGTAGCACTATGTGCATTCTTACCAGTAATGAGAGACTTCATTGAAGACCTTAACGACCAATCCGTGTTTAGACAAGGACTAAAAAACAAAGCTAATATGCTAATAAAAGAAATTGAAGCAGCAGATAGAGCAGTCTTACGAATAGACGAACCAAACGCAGAAAAGATTTGGAGTGAGCAAGTAGACTTACAACGAGCATTTCGTCAATGGATAGCTGAAAACATAACCGTATAAAACTAAAACGCTATGAAAATTTTAAACTTATATGCTTGTTTAGGTGGTAACCGTTACAAATGGGATGAGGTTGCTAAGGAAGCTGGAATAGAAATAGAAGTTACTGCGGTAGAATTAGACGAAGTAGCTGCTGCATTGTATCAAGAAAGATTCCCAAATGACACAGTAATTGTTGCAGACGCACATCAATACTTGTTAGAGCATTTTAAAGAGTTCGATTTTATATGGAGTTCGCCACCTTGTCCAAGCCATAGTAGAGCCAGGTATTGGAATAGTTCAAATTATGATACAACGACTCAACCGGTTTATGCAGATTTAAAATTGTATGAAGAAATTTTGTTTTTGCAACACTACTATAAAAACGGAAAATATGTTGTAGAGAATGTTATTCCATACTATGAACCTTTAATACCTGCTCAAAAAAGAGGTAGACATTTATATTGGACTAATTTCACTTTGCCTAATGAAGTAAATGATAGAGGATTTAAAATAAGTCAAGAAAAAAACGAATTAGAATCACTTTGTAAATTTCACAATTACGATTTTAAAAAGTATCAAGGAGAACAAAGCGTAGTTAAAATGGCTCGTAACCTGGTAGACTACGAAGCAGGAAGAACAATACTTGAAACTGCATTAAACATAGTTAAGAAATCAAACACAAATCAAACATCAATATTTGATTATGAGATGTAAAAACTGCAAGGAAAAGTTTGAGCCTATTCGATTCAATCAGAAGTATTGCTTAAACAAGATGTGCGTAGCCGCTTGGGTGCAGGAAGCCACAATAAAGAACTGGCAAAACAAGAAGAAGAAAATGCAAGCAGAGTTAGAGACGGTGCAAGACCTTGTCAAAGCTGCTCAGTTAGTCTTCAACAAATACATCAGAGAGCGAGATAAAAACGAACCGTGCATATCTTGTAAGCAGAAACCAAAGAAAGTAAACGCTGGTCACTTCTGGAACGCTAACAATCATTGGAACGTAAGATTTGATGAAGACAATGTACACGTTCAATGCGAAAGGTGCAATAGCTATCTATCAGGCAACTTGTTGGAATATCGAACAAACCTATTAACTAAAATCGGAGCTGAAAGATTCAACCAACTGGAGGCAAGAGCGATGGTAACACGGAAGTTTACAAAAGACGAACTCAAAGAAATAATCAAAACCTACAAACAAAAGATTAAAAATGAAATACAATAGCGACTTCCGTTACGACCTTGAAGTAGGTCAGGAGTATGAAACCCTACTGAGCGAGGTAATAGCGTCTACAATCGAAGTAAAACGTGATTTTAAGTGCTATGATACGGGCAATCTATTCGTAGAATATGAAAGCAGAGGCAAGAAAAGCGGAATCAGTACAACAGAAGCTAAGTGGTGGGTGTATTGGTTTAGTAAAACACGAAGCATTTTGATTGAAACAAGCGAATTAAAGCAGATGTGCAGAAAATACATAGGCACAAGTAGAGATATTTTAGGCGGAGATTCCAATACCAGCAAAGGAATATTGCTTCCGATGGAAGATTTATTCAAAAAAATTGACTAAAAAATATACACGAGTATAAATAATTACTATATTTGTGTATCAAAATTAAACGCTATGAAAAATTTATTTAAAAGTTTAGCGGCATTTCAGCAGGAAGTGCCAGTAATCCACAAGGCTACTCAAGGTTATGGGTATTCTTACGCAGATTTACCTAAGATTTTTGAGGTAATCAATCCTATCCTAAAGAAACACGGACTTGGATTCACTCAGCAACTAACCAACAACGATGGTCAAAACTGCTTAAAGACGGTAATCTTCCACGAGAGCGGAGAGTTTATGGAATCTGAGTGTATGATTCCCTACGTTCAGCTTAAGGGTATGAATGACTACCAAGCTTTTGGGTCTGGCGTAACTTATTACAGACGATACGCACTTTCAGCGGCTCTAGGTCTAGTAACCGACAAAGACACGGACGCAAGCGGCGAACAAGTTAAGAAACTACCTAGCATAGACGCTAAACGCTTTCAAGACGCACTAAAAGCAATAGCTGACGGCAAAGTAACAAAGGAAAAGATTACTAGCGCCTTTCAATTAACGGAGTCACAAACAGAAATGCTTAACGCCCTATGACTGATTTTAAAATACGATGCTCGGCAATAGGTAAAATAATGACAAACCCCCGCACAAAAGGGGAGTTATTAAGCCAAACGGCAAAGACCTACATAGAAGAAGAAGTATTACGTGCGAAATACGGCGTAATTAAGCCGTTTTACAGCCGTTATACAGACAAAGGTAACCTAGTAGAAGGCGAGGCTATAGAAATGGCGTCTAACGCGCTAGAATTAGGCCTAATTTGGAAAAACGAAGAACACTTTACAAACGACTTCTTGACTGGAACGCCAGACGTAAACACGGACGACGTACTTTTAGACGTAAAGTCTAGCTGGGACGCTACTACTTTTCCGTTTTTTGCTACCGAAATTCCTACAAAGGACTACTATTACCAACTTCAAGGATATCTAGAACTTACGGGTAAGACAAAAGCGCTATTAGTTTACTGCCTAGTTAACACCCCTATAGAAATGGTAGAAGACGAAATAAGGCGCGCGCATTGGAACGCCCACCTTTTAGAAGAAGACCTAGACCTACGCGACGAAATTCTAAAGCGCCACGTATTCGACCATATACCGCTAGGCCGCCGCGTTAAAGTCTTCGAAGTAGAAAAAGACGAACAAGTAATAAACGAAATAAAAGACCGCGTCGAACTATGCCGCGAGTATTATAACACTTTATATAATTTCCTATGAAACAAGAAGTAGAAGACCAGATAGTAAAAAGCGTGCTAGCGAAGTACGTAGAACGCTCAAACGTTGGGCTAAAAAAATACGGAACACCTTTAACACGTGATGACCTCAACCTCATTGAATGGCTGAACCATCTCCAGGAAGAGCTGATGGATGCCACTCTCTACATTGAGAAACTCAAAGCAGAACTAAAGCCGAATCCATGCTTGTATCTCGATGGCTGTGATGGAGAGAGATGTCATAATTGTAAAACCTTTAAACAACAAGAACAATGAAAAATGGAGAACAACCAATAGTAGACAACCAATTTGAAGATAACAAAGGTCTAACCAAACGTGAGTATTTTGCAGGGTTGGCAATGCAGGGAATGGCAATGAGTGATTTGAAATTTGAGGATATGGCGCACGATGCTGTAAAAATGGCAGATGCCTTACTTGCTGAACTAAGAAAACAAGAATATAAATCTAAACAACAAGACCAATGAAGCTAAATAGAGATGACCGCAGAGAAGAGATGGCAGCTTGGGGAACTATTGTACTGATGTCAGTAGTTCTAACATTAATCATAGCAGCAATAATTAGTAACCTTTTAAATTAAATACAATGGAAAACAAGTTAAACACTGGAGCAATCTTTAAAAACGACAAAAAGACGAGCGACAAGCAACCTGATTACAGAGGTAAAGTAAACGTAAACGGTAAAGAAATGGAAGTTGCCCTATGGGTAAAGCAAGGTAAGAACGGAAGTTTTTTCTCAGCATCATTCTCTGAGCCTTATGTAGCACCTGCTGAACGTGCACCAATCGGAGATAGTATTGATTCGGACTTACCATTTTAGTATGTACATAAACGATTCAGACTTACGGAAGCAGATTCACATCATTCTCAATAGGAAAAAACGAAACCAAATAGTTGAGGAGATAAAACAATCAGGTGTAAAGATGCACCACTTCCAAGTAAACAACTTTCTGAACGGTAAAGATGTCACTCTAAGCACACTTCACAAGCTGGATAGATACGTAAGCCGAGAGATTTATTTGAATGATTTAGAGCCACTTTAACGAGTGGCTTTTTTTGTAGGCAACTTGTTAGATTAAAATATAGTCTTATATTTGTTTAGAAATTAACCAACTATGGATGCACTTACAATACTATCTAAGCACCACAAAGAGTGGGTAGGCATAGTGAAAGGCTTTGGCGAAGTGGACTATGCAGACGATGTAGTGCAAGACGTTTACCTCCGACTACATAAATACGAATACCTCGAAAAGATAATCAAAGACGGAGAACCAAACAGA